CCGCCCGCTCCTCCTCGAGCGCCGCAAGCGCCTTCACGGTGCGGTCCACCGGGACCCACTTCCCGTCGCGCTCCTCGTACTCGTCCTCGAAGCCCTTCGGGATATCCGCCTTCTTGTCGAATGTCGGGAGCGCCATCGCCACCTACCTCCGTGTCAAGGGTACCGGCCCGCCCGCGCGGACCAGGAAAAACGCACTGATGCAGCGGCAGTTGTACTCGTCCTCCCCGGGGACCATCTGGCCGTTGCTGTACGGCTGATCGGCCGGCACCACTTCGCCGTTCATGGCCACGTGCGTGGGCCGGACCCGATCGTCGCCCACGGTCGCCCAGCGTTTCCGTAGCCGGCCCCCGTCGATGAACCCCTGCTCGACCGCCTGTTCCCACGCCAGCGCCTGGCCCCGTTTCGTGGCGTCCAGGGTGGCGGTGCGGGCGTGCGTCTCGGCGTTGAATCCGACCATCCCGCGCCGGTACGCCTCAGTCATGCGGGTGATCTGCGCCTCGCTCAGCCCGTCACCCGCGAACGCCCGCTGGAGCGTGCCATCGAACCGCCGATCCCGGAGCGTCCGGGTCAGCGCCTCCGCGTCTCCCGTGCGCAGCATCCGCTCGAAGTTCCGGATCGCCGCCTCTTGATTCGGGGCCAGCCCGAGGACGCCACGGAGGCTCCGGGCGAGGGTGGCCGGCCCCTCCCCCGCCACGAGCCCGGCTCGGACGTGCTGGCGCACCGTCTCCTGCACTTCAGCCACGAGCCCCTGCATCACCTTGGTGTCGAGATCCCGGAGTGCCGTGAGCACGTGCGGGCTCAACACGTCGAACGCGATCCCCGGCACCGCTGTCCGGGGCAACTCCCGTTGAAATGCGGTGGCGGACCGCGCGACCCCATTCCGGACCCCCACCCGGAGCTCGGCGAACGCCTGCTCGATCGCGTCCGCCGTGTAGAGGTCGGCGATCAGCTGATCGACCGACTGGCTGCGGAGGATGCGGATCAGGTCGGTCTCCGTGACCTCCCGCTCGAGCCGGGCAATACCGCGGAGCCAGGCGCGGCGCAGGGTCGGCTCCAGGACCGATGTCTGACGGCGGAACCGGGCCATCAGCGCCCGGGTGGCGGGACTCATGCCGCCTGCTCCGTCAGCGCCGCGGCCCGCGCCGCCGCGTCCGCCCGCTCCTGTTCCTCCCGCGCCGCTTGGCCGGCCAGCATCTCCTGCTCCAGCTCGTCCAGATCGGTGTCGGCGGGAATCCGGCCGCCCTGCTGCCACGCGTCGAGGAGGAGCCGCGCCGGCAACCCCGCGCGCACCACGGCGTCGATGTACGCCGTCATGGTCTGCGGATCCATCGCCGTGTTCTCAAAGTCCTTATTGATCGTCATGACCGGCGCCCCGGCCTTCTCGATTCCGAGATACCATGCGTGAATCTCCAGCGCCGCGTTGATCGCGTCCTCGATCCCCTGGGCCGCCGTGGCGAGCGTCGAGTTCTCGGCCGTGGCGTCCAGCCGTTTGGCTTCCGCGGTCTCCGCTGCCCGGGTATCGCTCACCAGGAACGACATGCCCATTTGGCCGATCTGCTCGAGCTTCTCCTTCACCCCCTCGACGAGGGAGGCCAGACCCGACCCCGAGGGCCCGACCCACTTGTAGTCGCCGCCCTCGGCCACCCGGACCCCGCTCAACCAGCCGAGTTTCAGTTTCGCCGGGGCGGTCGTCGTGCCGCCCAACAACTCCCCGATGATCACGGGCTGCTCGATCGCGGCGACCATGCGGCCGAACCGGAGCTCGGTGCTCAGTTGCCAGTGGGACAGGTTGGCGTACGCCACCCCGAGGAGCGGGATCGTGGCGCAGAACGGCGCGTCGGTCCGCCCGGTGTAGGCGACCGCGATCGGGAGCTGGCTCGCCACCGCCCCGTCCCGGTTCCGGAAGCTGCCCGTGGCGATTGACTGGACGCCGCCGAGCGACCCGTCGCCCGTCTCTTCGTAGACCTCCCACGTCGCGGTTGGCCCCCCGGGGTCCGTCTCGGTCGCCGCCCCGGGCAGCAGCCGCAGCACGCGATACCGCGTGCGCGCCTTCACCCCATAGGCGCCGTCGGGCGCGTACCCGCGCTCCTCGAGCACCACCTGGACAGGGACGGCGCGGTTGTTGACCGTCTCCATCCGCCAGGAAAGGACTTGCCGCCGAGTGTAGAGCGCCCACGTGGGCCGCAGGTTGAAGTCCTCCGCCACCTTCTCGGTGATCACCTCCACCCCCGTGGGCGCTTCCGGGTGATCGACGAGGATCAGCCCGATGCCGTCGCGGATGGCCTGATCCGTGAACCGCTTGCAGAGCACGGGTCCGGAGACGCCGGCGCCGTCCAGGTTGGCCCAGTGTGCGGTCATCCGCTCCTCGGAGGCGTTCCAGACCATGCCGGGCAGCTTCGCCCAGACCATGCCGACGGCCGCCGAGAGGACGCGCGCCAGCCCCTCGAACACCGACTCACACTGCCGCCGGATGTTGTAGACGGCCGTGAACTCGTCCGACCACTTCCGGATGTACTGGCGCCGGTTGCTCGCGTCCCACATCCGGCGCGTTCCCCCGAGGAGGTCGGTGATCAGGTCGAGATCCGGATGGACCGCCGCCGCTTCCGGCCGGACGTAGTTCGGCCGGTTGGGCTCGTTCAGATTGAGCATCGCCATCAGAGAACTCCCCGCGCAGAAGGAAACGCCATCACGGACTCACGTCGAAGAACGACACGCCCGCCACCGGCATGCTCAGTTTCGTAAACGCACCCGCCGCGGCGTCCACCTGGTCATCGTGTCGCCCGGTCGGGAAATCGGCGGCCTCGGCCCGGAACGGGTCCCGCCACTCCCCCGGACAGAGCACGACGTTCCCCGCTTCGGCCGCGGACGCCAGGGGTTCGGCCCGGAGGATCTTCTTGCCGGTCGGGTGTTCGGTGTGCACCGGCATCCCGACCGCCTGGAGTCGGCGGACGAGCTGCGCGGTCCGGTCCTCGCCCGCGATCCCCGCCTCGGTCTCGATCCACCACCGGACCCGCGGCCCGAACGCCTGCCGATCAGCGCGCGCCAGCCGCTCGAGCTCGACATCCCGGGCCATGACCGACTTCCGAAACCGCGCCACATCCACAATCGCCGTCCGGAGGTCCGGCATCCGGCAGAGCAGGGCCCCCGCGGTATAGTCGGGGTCGTGGTCCCCACCCCGCGCATCGGTCCCGGCGAGATCCCAGTAGCGAAGCAGCGGGCCGCTGGCAGGGATGGCGGCGAGGAGCTGCCACCACGCCCACTTGAACATCCCGCCTTCCCGGGGGCGCGGACGGCCCTGCACGAGGGAGGCGAAGCCGTACTCGCCAAGCTCGGCGCGCTTCTCATCCAGCCACGCCTCGCCCCGGAGCTCCGGCCACAGCGGCTCCCCGTCGGAGCGGCCGAGCGCATCCCCGGGCTCGGCGCGGCCCGGTAGATCGAGCACGTGCCAGCGGCCGGCTTGCTGATCGTGCATCCGGCCAGCGGGATCGTCCTGGTGCCACCGACTCATGGTCCACAGGACGGCGGTGTGCGGCTCGCAGCGCGCGAGGATGTCGTTGGTGAGCCAGTCCCACACCTGATCCCGCGTGGCCAACGACTCGGCGTCGTCCCGGGACCCGATCGGGTCGTCAATCAGGATCACGTCCGCGTTGACCGAGGCCACGCCGGCCCCGGCGCCCACCGCACGCACCCCACCGCCGGCCGCCGTCTCCCACTCGCCCGCCGTGTCCCGGTCCCGGGACAGCTCCACCCCACGACTGCGGACGAGGCGCCGGATCTCCCGGCTGAACTTCTGGGCCTGCTTCTCGGAGTAGGAGCCCAGGAGGATCCGGGTGGCGGGCTGATGCTCGAGCCGGTAGGCGCTGTAGCCGATCGTGTTGTGCTCGGTTTTCCCGTGCCGGATCGCCACCTGGAAGAACACCCGGCGGAGCTCACCCGCGGTCACCCGATCGAGGACCGCCTGCATGGAGAGGAAGTGCCGGTAGTCCCAGCGGAATTGTGGCCGGGCGTGCGCCAGCCACATCCCGTAGGGCTCTGGCGCGGGCAGCGCCTGCGTGGCCCGGCGGCGCCGGAGCGTCAGCGCGGCCGACGCGCGCAGGGAGACCGGGACGAGGGTCACCGTGGCGCCTTCCCGGCCGCCAGGGCTTCAAGTTCCTGATCGCTCAGCGACTCCAGATCCCCGACCTGCACCTTCGACTGGTCCGCCTGCCCGAGGTGCTGCTTCCCAAGCCAGATCATCATGGTCGTGCTTCCCAAGAGCGCCGCGCGGAACTGGACCCGCCGAAGCGACATCTTGCCTTCCTCGCGGCCCTTTTCTATGCGCTCCGCAAAACGGCGGGCCAGGGTATCGGTCGAGCAGCCGAGGACCGCTGCGATCTCCTCGTAGGTACAGTGGATGCGCGCCAACTGGTCGAGCTGGTGGAGGTTCACCTTGAGCCGAGGGCGTCCGGTGCGGGCCCGTTTCTTCGCAGTCACTTCACGCGCCCCGGAAAGGCCAGCGTCGGGACCACCAACGTGGAGGCCGGCCCGGGCTTCACCTCGGCGGCTTGCTTGGCGATGATCTCCTGCGCCATCGCGAGCATGCCGTAGCAGAGCATCCGATCCGCCAACGGCCCCTGGACCTGGATCTGCCCGGCCTCCGGGTTGAGCTGAATCACGAACTCGATCACGCCACCTCCTGCTTGCAGTGCAGACACACCCGCCGGAACGTCCCCTCGAGCAACTGGCCTCGCGCGTCCCGCTCGCCTATCTCCTGGACGGTCGGCAGATGTGCGCCGTCGGGGGCCTTTGGGCAGG